ATTTCTCTCACTACAAACATAGGTCATAATTATTTTAAAGATGTTGAGCAACATATTATTGATTTAACAACCCGCGAAGAAACGATCAAAACCGGTTGGGATTGGTTAGATACTAGGTTAGGAGGAGGGTTTTTAGAGCTAGGACGTAGTATGTATATTTTTGCTGGACCGACAAATGTAGGTAAATCTATATTTTTAAGTAATATAGCAAGTAATGCCGCTGCTGCCGATAAAAATGTATTAGTAGTTTCTCTTGAGATGTCTGAAATGATTTATTGTAAGAGAATTACATCAAAACTTACAGGCCTTCCGATAAATCATTTAGATGAACATATAGAAACATTAAAAGAAAAAGTAGGGAAGTTTAAAATGACGCACCCTAGAGCAAATATAATAATTAAAGAATTTGCTCCTAGCTCCATTACACCGCCGCAACTTGAAGGGTTTATTAAGAAATTAATTAATAAGAAATTTAAACCTGATATTATAGTACTAGATTATTTAAATCTCTTAGCAAGTACATACGGTAATAATTCATATGAACGTGTTAAAAGTATTTCCGAACAAGTAAGAGCAATGTCATATACTTTTGAATGTCCAATTATATCTGCGACACAAGTAAATAGAACAGGGTATGGTAATACTACTAGTGCTCCTGGATTAGAGGCTATTGGAGAAAGTTATGGATTAGGAGCAACAGCAGATGTTATTGTAAGTATTTGGAGGACAGAAGAAGATGAAGAAGATAATGCGCTACATATGGGCATTATTAAAAATAGATTTGGTTCTAATACAGGTAGTACTCGAATCTCTATAGATTACAATACTCTTACTCTTATGGAGAACAATGATTTAAACATTAATGAAGATGTTAATACTGCGGAAAATGACGCTGTACAATTCGGAAGAGTAATGTAAATATATACAATGTCTAATGAAGAAATAATTTTCACAGACTTAGATTTTGATGGCTGCTGCAGCTATTTAATCTATACTTGGTTTAAGCGACCCAAGCCAAAAGCTGTAACATTAAAAGTTTCTAATATACGCGAAAAACTTCTAGGATGGCTTACTCGCAATAAAATTGAAGATTATAAAAGAGTATATTTCTTTGATTTAGATACAACTGAAATAAAAGATCTAATAGATAAGAGTAATGTAATTATCTTTGATCATCACAAATCGCATAAAGACGAGTACTCACACGCAAGAGCATATATTGACGTAAATCAAACATCATGCAGCAAGCATTTATATAAAACATTAAGTCACATATACCCGGATGTAAATCTAACCGTAGAGCAAAAAAAGTTAATTGCATTTGCTAATGATTACGATTGTTATGAATTAAAATTTCCTGAGAGTAATAAGTTAAATTTTTTACTTTGGTATAAAAATGGTGATAAATTACAGAATTTTATCAATGACTTTGAAAATGGTTTTTTTGGATTTACTAATGAACAAAATAAAATAATTAGTTATCATTTTTACAAGTTTAAAAAAATGAGAGAAAATATAAACCTATTTCAGGCAAAGCTTTCTATATCCGGTAAAGATTATAATTTTATTAGTACGTTTGCAAGTGAATATATCAATGATTTAGGGCAATATATAGTTGATGAATATAAATGTGATGTTTGCATGATGATTAATTTAAAAAATAATAGAGTATATTTACGGAGAAAAAGAGATATAGATTTTAATCTAAGCACATTCGCTAAAAAAATATGTAATGGAGGAGGTCATGAATATGCGGCCGGCGGAATATTAAATGATAATGTACTTACTTTAAGTAAACAGTTTGAACCGTTAAATATAAAATAATGGAAACCCCGTATACGATTTTAGAAAAAAAAGACATTATACATCAATTTCTAACATTATGTAGTTTTGTTTCTATATGTGAAAATAGAAAAATTAACCTTGCAAATGTATTTTTATTAGTATTAAAAGAAGAAAAATATAGACAACTATTTAAAGAACTATTATTAGTAGATAGTAACTTTCAATTAGTAAAAACCTTCTTACAACACGATCCATATTTATATAAAAGTAAATACATTACTAAATATCTCAAAAAAAATTCTATAAACCTATGATCGAATTGTCAATGTTTGAGCAATCTATATATAATACGTATCTTAAGACTTCAAGAAATAAGAAAGGGTTTACACCACGAAAAAAATTCGACAATCTAGACGATAAAAAATACGTATTACTTAAAAAAATATCACTGACATTAAAAAATAAAAAAATAGATCCGAATTTATTTTTCAGTGCGCCTTATAAATTATATTCAGAGAAATACGTGCCGTTTGAATTTTATAATACGTTTCGAGCTATTTCTACATATAAGACATATATAAAAGAAATAGAATTAACTATGCCTGATGATCAATTTAATATCACTAAACTAAGAAACAGCTTTAAATTCATCTATGATAAATGCGTAGAACATAAACTAACAAACTGTAGAGAATATTTAAATATCCAAAAAGGCATATATCCTGATTTTATTTTAGATCTAAAAAAAGACGATATTAGTTATTATTGTTTATTAGCTCTAGATGTATCAGAGAAAAATATTAATCTTGAAAAAAATATAGTTGAATTTGTATGTGATAGCTTTTATAATACTTTAAGTAGTTTGAGATCGAGATATACGTTTTCGAAAAAAATCAAACCATTGGGAATAAAATTAATTAAAACAATAAATAAAATATTAAAAATAAAATGACAACGAATATGTTTGAATCTATTAAAGGAGCGATGGCGAAGTCCACGCAACAAAATACAACTAGTAATATTATGCGATTAAAGCCGGGTAATACGTATACACTACGATTAGTACCTTTTGTAAAAGATCCTAGTAAGACATTTTTTCATTATTACTCACATGGATGGGTTAGTGAAATGACTGGTCAATTTCAAAGTGCAATTAGCCCTCAAACTTGGGGTGATAGAGATCCGATTGCTGAAGCTCGGTATAGGTTATCACGGACTGGCTCGGAAGAAGAGAAACAAAAAGCTAAATCTTTAAATCGTAAAGAAAATTGGTTAGTTAATGTTTATGTTGTTAAAGACCCTGACAATCCAGAGAATGAAGGTAAAGTTAAAATTCTTCGATTCGGAAGACAATTACATAAAATTATTATGGAAGCAATGGAAGGAGAAGATGCAGATGAATTTGGTGAGCGTATTTTTGATCTTTCAAAAGACGGATGTAATTTTCGAGTCAAAGTAGAGGAACAAGGAGGATATCCAACGTATGTTAGCTCTCGGTTTCAAACTCCTTCGAAAATTACTGGTGTAGCAGCTGATAGTATTAAAGATATTTACGAGAATACAATCGATCTAGAAAATGTATTTCCTGTCAAAAGTTACGATGAATTGCAAACAATGCTCAATGAACATTATCATGGTGAAACTGAAGAATCTGTAACAGGAGATACCACAAAAGAATCAACAACTGGTTCCTCTGATGAAGAGGAAGATGATCTAAATTTTGACGATTTAGAGACATCAGATAAGAAAGACTCTGATCCAGCGGTTGATGATAATAAAGTAAAAGAATTACTTGATAGTTTAGACTAAAAAATGGAACAAGATGGTGAAATAAAATCATTCATGCATGGATTAAATGCACAAGCCTTTAGTTTAAATAAAGGTATTGTACAAAAAAGTGCTACTATGCAAGATATACCTCTATCTAAAGATTGTTATACACCGGAAAGACCCCAACATAACCCGCAAATACAAGCTGTACCAGCTCAACAGGTACACGTTCCACCACAACCTCAAATTAACACAGATCCCGCTCTATTAAATAACCTAATAGAGCGGGTATCTTCTGTTGAAAAGCACATTACTAAATTTGTAAACTTAATTGAAAAACAAGTTGCGCGAAACGCAAAAGAAATTAATATACGAATCAAATTAAATAATGATTCTACCAGTAAAGAATAAAGATAATTTTATTCAAAATTTTCTTAATCCAGTATCGAGATTAAACTCATCTGCGACATTAGATATACACGGCACTATATCTACTA